CCTCTTAGAGATCGCTTTGGCTTTAGCCTTTGCGTCTTCCTTGGACGTTGCGCCCCAAGCTCTAAGAGAAAGTAAAAGTCGGGTAGGCTTTCCATCTTTCATCTCAGCGCCAGGCATTTTGCCCATACGTGCTAAAAAGGATGCCCTACGAGGGTTATCTCCCGACTTAACTGGTGGTTTTAAATTTCCACCTGTTTCTGCATTATACGATGCTCTTCCTTTGGCATTCAAGCCCCCCTTGGGGTTTTTTCCTTCTTTTGTTTGCCAAACAGGAGATTTCATTTCTTCTTTGCGGTCTTAGCCGCAGCCTTAAATGCTGCCTCAGTAGGAGCACCTTTAGAACCAACCTTACGCATCTTTTCCTTAGAACCAGCTTTAATGCGTTCTTGTTTGGCATTGATGTTAGCGTAAAGACCTTGTTTCATTTCTTCTTCCTCTTCGACTCGGAAATAGCAATGGCAATCGCTTGTTTAGGATTCTTCACCACAGGGCCTTTTTTGCCAGAGTGGAGAGTTCCTTCCTTAAACTCACGCATTACCTTCCTAATCTTGGTGGCGGGTTTCATTTGCCACGACCTGATTTCTTCATCATGTTAGTAGCAGTACGACCACCACGGGTAGGCATTGCTTTAGGTTTACCAATAGCAATCATCACAGTGACAGGCATAGATTTCTTTTTTCCATACTCTTTGGCTTCTTTCTCGCCTTTTTCTGTGTATGGGAATTTCTTGTTTCCGACTTGTGGCATATAAATCCTTATCGAACTAGCTTGGTTGCAATGAAAGAAATGATACCGCCAATGACAGAGGCGATTGCCATTCCAACGAAAAAGCCACCTTTAGATTTGTTTGCCATCTCTAAAAGCGTTTTAATATCTTGGCGAAGTGCATGGACTTCTGTTTGTAAAGCCTCAACTTGGGCTTCCAACTTACCGAATTCTCTTGGATCAATTTCCGACATTTTCTACTTTCTTTGGGCGACCCATCTTCTTGACAGGTGTTGGTTGAGGTTCTACAAGAGTCTCAACTTCATCAACTCGGACGTATCCTTCGTGACCTTTCATGCTATCAATATCATGCTGATAGGTGAAAGTTATTAGAGTACCAGACTTTAAACAACGAAAAGTAGCCATAAAAACTCCAAAAAAAGGGGGGTATTAGCCCCCTTTTATCATACCAAACGAACCACAACGCACCGAACTGTGGTGCTTGCTAAGTCCACAGTAGCTGTACTTTCGTTTTGGAAACGAATAGAGACAGTATCTGCTGCTGAAACATAAGGCGTGATGGAGAGTCCAGAGACATCTACACCCATACTGATGTTCATCACAATGTCGCCTAGCTTTACGCCAGGTACTGTAATGGTGTTGGTTTCACCTGCGCCATCAACTAAAGATGAAGCGTTTAGTGTTGCTGTTACAGACCAAGTATCCGAAAAAAGACCTCGGAATTGGTCAGTTCCCCTACGGGAAACTACTGCTGTTGCTGCTGCCATAATAAATCTCCTTAATGTAAAAAATCCCCCCACCGATTAAGGCGAGGGGAAAAGGCAACTATTAGGCTGGAACTGCTAACGCAAATGCGCTAGAAGACAAAGCTGCACCAACAGTAGCGGCTGTACGCATTGCTTTCACACCATAAAGTGTGTCAGATGTGAACAAAGTAGCCAAGTAGTCTTGCTTGTACTGAGTCTGTGAACGGATGCCCACTTGCTCAACCAAAACCATAGCATCCTTGTGACCCATCAAGCAGATACGATCAGTTGCAGTGTTACCTGCGCCAGTATCAGCATTGCTAGATGTAAACACGGGGATACCATACAGATTACCGATTTCACCAGTACGGATTGCATTGCCATTGCCCACAAAAGCCTGTTCTGTGTAACGGGAAAGACCCATCAACGTATTGCGGCTTGAAGGAGGAATAACAAAGAAGCGACCATCCATAGGAGTGTCGTTGTCATCCAAACGCTGAATGGTTCTACGAATAGCGGCATCAGTCAATGCAGAAGCATTTGATGTAGTGCTGTTGTAAGCAGTAGTACCATCACCGCCAATGAAGGCTTTGGTGGATGTATTGCTTGTTGCGTAGTCATTAGTACCGACAGTAGCACCATTGAATGCACGACCCAATTGGATCAAGCTAGTGTCTACTTGCTTGGCAAGCGCATAGCCCGCATCAGCAGTGTAGAACTGGCGCAAGCTGTTCAAGGCTTGAGCTTCAACGATGTCCTCAATGAAACGTGAATACTCAAAGTGTTGGTTAATGTTAACCAGAACTTCTGTCTCAGTATCGGCAATCAGAGTAACGGCAGTAGATGCCGCTTTTGCTGAAGCTGAACCACGGGTAGGTGCGGGAATGTGAACAGTGTCACCCTTCTTGCCCTTGAAGTTCATCTTCATTACGATGTTAGCCAAAACAAGATTTTTCTTGTAAGCGGCTACGATTTCATCAGACCAGATTTCTGGAATGAATGTTGCTGCGGTGGTTACTGTTACCGCTGGTGTTGGATATGCCATGATTAAATCTCCTAAAGTTTAACGAACCCGACCCTCTTGGTATGCCGCCATGATCTCGTCACTTAGTGCGTCATACCGATTTGGGTCTTGCATTTTGAGCCGAATAAGGTCAGCCCTTCTGTATACTTTCTTTGATGATTCACCAGAACCACCTACATCAACACCTACTGCCTTTAAGTTCTGCTTGCGAGTTACCTCGCCATCATCACTCGTTTGCTTCTGTTTAACAGAACGTAGCTGTTTATAGGTAGATAGCAATTCATTGGCTGAGTCAAAATCATATCCAGCATCGGCTTGCTCAAAAATCTTGATGCGAATAGGGCTAGACTTCACCCAATTTGCAAAGTCCTGATCTTTGGCGATGTCTCCAAAGTCGGGATGAGTTTGCGCTAACCTTTGCTGAATCTGTGACCTTTTCATTTCTAGCGTTACTTGACGTGCCGCTAGGATGTCTGGGTGATTATCAACAGTCCTTTGAACTGCCTTCTGTGGATTCTCAAAGAAATCTACTTCAGGCTCTTCCTGCCTAGTCTGTTGTCGTGAACCAAGGTTCTGTTTGATAAGTTCATCGGCTAACCTTCTGACCTCGCCTACTTCCTGTGCTTGCTTTCCAATTAGCTTTTCAGCCTCTTGGTGCATCCTCACAATGTCGTCTAAACTTTTATCCCTGTATTTCTCAGGAAGTTCAGGCTTTTGCGAAACCTTCTGCTCTTCGATCTCTAACTCACCCAACTCTTCTTTGTCATCATCAATCAACATACTTATTTCCTTTTCCTGCCGTCAATCGGTTGTAGGAGATTCAACTCGGCATAATTGCTTATGAGTTGAGTTTCTGCTCGGCTTTCAATCTATCTAAGTGACTTTTCTCGAACCTACCATGCGATGATGGAAACGCTCCAGACCACCCTTCTAGCTTAAAAGCTGGCGCAGATAAAATGCGATGAGTCTCCTCACCACACTCACACACAAGATTTGTTAACTCATAATCAACAAATCTCTCTGTCTTATGCCCGTTTATACAGGCAAATTCATACATTCTTCTCATTTAAGTCCTCAAATGCTCTTTCGCTGACTTGTTTCAAGTTTTTCAGCCAAATTAGTATTGAATACTCGCCTTTTCTGAATTGTAGACTTTTTTCGTCTGCAATTGTTGAGATATTATTTAAAGGCTCTATCATTTTGTCAACATCTTCCATTAAATCTATCCACCCTTGTGTGGACATCATGGAAAATCTCTCTTCGTAGTACTTTTGAAGTTCTGGATTCATTGTCTAGTCATCTGTTTTTCAACAATCTTAGCCTTGTTCTGAATATCTGCTTCTTTAAGCATCAATTCAGCAACCTTGACCCGCTTATCGAACTCTCGTGAAGCCAAAGCGTCATCAGTTGGGAGGTTCTTGGTGTTAGCCGCCATGCTTTTGGCTTGCAACTCAATAGGCATCAATTGCGCTTCAGTCAATAACTTTTGCGCTTCAGCCTTGTTCTGCTCTGCTTGTGTAGTTTGGACAGCAATCTGAGCTTGAGCCAGTTGCATAGCCAATTGTTGTTGCATTTGAGCTGCTTGTTGGGCTTGTGGATCAGCCGTAGCCATCTTGTCTAACATCTCAATCAACTCAAATCTGTTTGACAGAGAAGAATTAGCCATGATGCCCTTCAAAATGATAGGCAAAACAGGTGTATTAGGGCCAAGAGTCTG